TAAGATTGATGTTGCTGTAGAGATGCAAACTAATAATATGTTACTTCAGAAGTTAACTGAACAAGTTAGACGTTCGAGCGAGGACAATGCGAGAACAGTGTCAAATGCTATTGCATATAGTTAAATTAAATTAGGTTAAATAACATAAAGGTGCTATAATAAGTCATGTCCTGGAAAAAACATTTTAAAACAGTAAATTTAAGTCCGCTAACTAATGCTGGCTCAAACTCGTCCGATGCTTCTGCAAAGTATAGCAACTATGCTAGTCACTTACCAGAGGTTTACGTTGGACACACAAACCGTATTGAACGCTACAGCCAATATGAAAACATGGATGTTGACAGTGAAGTCAACAGTGCATTAGATATCCTGTCAGAGTTCTGCACACAAGTTAACGTAGAGAACGGCACAGCATTTGATATTCAATGGAGTGACGCACCCAGCGACAGTGAAATTGACACCATTAAGAAACAGTTACTTAATTGGAATAATTTAAACGAATTTAATAAACGTGTTTTTAAAATCTTTCGTAATACACTAAAATACGGCGATCAAGTTTTTATTCGTGATCCAGAGACATTCCAATGGTCCTGGGTTGAGATGACTGATGTCAACAAGGTTATTGTTAATGAGAGCGAAGGCAAGAAACCTGAGCAATACGTTATTAAGAACATTAATCCTAATTTTGAAAATTTAACAGCTACCCAATTAACATCTGGTGATGATTATCACAGAAACGGAAATCACAAACAGAATGGACAGATACAGTCAACTACCGCTTACGGCAGTCAAAGTTCAAGTACAGGTAGATTTGATAGAAGCATTAACGAAACAGCCGTTGACGCTAATCACGTTGTGCATTGCAGTCTAACAGAAGGTCTTGATGCTAACTGGCCATTTGGTAACAGTATTCTTGAAAACATATTTAAAGTTTTCAAGCAAAAAGAATTACTTGAAGACGCTATTATTATCTATCGTATCCAACGTGCGCCAGAACGCCGTGTGTTCTATGTAGACGTTGGTAACATGCCGGCACACATGGCTATGGCATTTGTTGAGCGTGTTAAGAACGAAATACATCAGAGACGTATCCCAAGCCAAACTGGCGGCGGATCAAGCATTATGGATACTACATATAATCCACTAAGCACTAATGAAGATTACTTCTTTCCACAAACAGCAGAAGGAAGAGGATCTAAGGTTGAGACATTGCCAGGCGGAACTAACCTTGGTGAGATTGATGACTTAAAATACTTCACTAATAAATTATATAGAGGATTACGAATCCCTAGTAGCTATTTGCCCACAGGTCCAGATGACAGTGCTCAACCATACAGCGATGGACGAGTTGGTACTGCACTTATACAGGAACATCGCTTTAACGAATACTGTAAACGACTACAGCGTTTAGTTGCAGAGACATTTGATCGAGAGTTTAAAATGTTTCTCAAGTGGCGTGGGTTTGAACTTGATAATTCAAGTTTTGAACTGCGTTTTAATGAGCCACAAAACTTCAGCAAATATCGCGAAACAGAGATGGATGGTACTAGGATTAGTACATTTACCCAACTTGAGGCTTTCCCATACTTGAGTAAACGTTTCCTATTACAGCGTTACTTGGGAATGTCTGAAGAAGAAATGAGCGAGAATACTAAACTTTGGAAAGAAGAAAACATTGAGTCTCCAACAGCTGATGTTCCAAATATGCGTAGTGTAGGAATTACACCCGGCGGAATAGAAACAGACCTTGAAAACTTTGCACCAGAAGCACCACTTGACGATGCCGAAGGTGCAGAAGGCGGAGGCGAAGAAGGCGGTGACGGTGCTCTAGATGCGGCCGGTGTTGATAGTCCAATATCACCAGCGCCAGCAGAACCAGTTGCGTAATAAATACAGCAACAAGGAGACTACAGTGTTACTCAAAGATTTTGTTACTGAAGACGATAACCCAAGGCATGATAATGCTGAGGATTCAAGTCGTGCTGAAAAGCCCGACACTCGTAAAACTAGACTTACCATTGAGCAAATTTCTAGACTTCGCAAACTTAGCGATGTAAAAACATCCGAGTACCAAGATAGCCTTGGCGATATTAAAAATCAATTTGGAGCACCTGCTGCAGACGTTGTTTAATATCTAAAAAATCCCCCTAAATTCCCAAGATTTATCCTTTTGGGGCAAAAAAGCCCTGTTCACCACTACATATAAACTATGTAGTTAAATAGATTATAATGCCTTAAGCATATACAAGGAGTCTAAGCATGTCCGACAAATTTAATGAATTAATTGAGCTTATCATCTCTGAAGAGAATGACCAAGCTAAAGAACTTTTTCACGAGATCATCGTGGACAAGTCCAGAAGTATTTACGAATCACTAATTGACGAAGAAGAAGTAGTTGATGAAGATGAAGAAGTAGTAGAAGAAGAAACAGACGAAGAAATTGACGAGAGTGATTTCGACGAAGAACTTGGTGGCGATGCTGCTGAGGAAATGATTGACGATATTTCAGCAGACGAAGAAGGTCTTGCTCTTGAAGCCGACGAAGACGGCGAAGAAATGGAAGATCGTGTTGTTGATCTCGAAGACGCACTTGACGAACTCAAAGCAGAATTTGAAAAGCTAATGGGTGACGACGAAGGTGAAGAAGAGATGGACATGGGACCAGAAATGGACATGGACGCTGAAGAAGAGCCAGAAATGGACATGGACGCTGAAGAAGAAATGGAAGAAGAAATGGACGAAACTTTTGTACGTGAGTACACTGAAAAAGTTGCTCATCCATCTAATTCCGAAGAAGGCGATAAAGCTTCAGGACCAGTGGGAAATGCAAAATCTAAGCCACATAACGGCGAAGCTAAAGCAGCTATGTCTCCAGGAACTCCTGAAACAGGCATGACACCACCAAAAGCAGCAAAGCAAACTAAAGTTGCTGGTAACGTCGACGCTAAACAGAGCGCAGTGTAAGATAGGAATCGTATATGAACTATCTTAGAGAAACCCTTACATTCGATCAAGCGGGAATCGTAACAGAGTCTGCCAACGATGGTAAGGATCTCTATATGAAAGGCATTTGTATTCAGGGCGGGGTAAAAAACGCAAACGAGCGTGTTTACCCTGTTACTGAGATCTCCAATGCCGTCAAGCAACTCAATGATCAAGTTTCAACCGGCAACAGTGTGCTAGGTGAAGTTGATCACCCAGATGATTTAAAGATTAATTTAGATCGAGTTAGCCACATGATAGAAAGCATGTGGATGGACGGGCCTAACGGCTTTGGAAAATTAAAGATACTACCCACGCCAATGGGTCAATTAGTTAAGACTATGTTGGAAAGTGGAGTTAAACTGGGCGTTAGCAGTAGAGGCAGTGGCGAAGTCAATGAATCTACAGGTAACGTTGCCGGTTTCGAGATTGTCACAGTAGATGTTGTGGCACAACCAAGTGCTCCAAACGCATATCCTAAAGCAATTTATGAAGGATTGCTTAATATGCGCAATGGGCACACTGTACTTGAAATGGCCAAAGAAGCAAGTGGCAATGCTAAAGTACAAAAATACTTGAAGGACGAAGTAATGCGTCTTATCAAGGATCTTAAGATCTAGGAGACCAAAATGCTAGATGCTATCAAACCATTATTGGATAGTGACCTGATCAACGAAGAAACCCGTACTCAAATTGAAGAGGCATGGGAATCTAAGTTAGTTGAATCTAAAGAGCAGGTCAGAGTAGAACTCCGTGAGGAATTTGCTCAACGCTATGAGCATGATAAATCCGTAATGGTCGAAGCTTTAGATCGAATGGTTACAGAGAACTTAACAACTGAGTTAGCTGAATTTGCAGAAGAGAAGAAACAACTTTCAGAAGACCGTGCAAAATTTGTCGGTAAAATGAAGGGTGTTACAGAAACTTTTGATAAGTTCTTAGTCAAGCAGTTAGCAGAAGAGATAAATGAACTCAATGCTGACAGACAAGCTCAAACAGAGCATGTTGCAAAATTAGAAGAATTCATTACAGCCCAATTAGCAGAAGAAATTTCAGATTTCCAACAAGATCGTCAAGATGTTGTTGAAACTAAAGTTCGTCTCGTTAAGGAAGCACGTAGTCAATTTAAAACACTCAAGCAGAAGTTTGTTGAAACTTCCGCAACACTTGTTAAAGAATCCGTAGCTAAACATTTAAAAGCTGAGATCACTCAATTACGCGAGGATATCGGTACAGCCAAAGAAAATAACTTTGGACGTAAAGTTTTTGAATCAATTGCAGCAGAATTTAGTGCAAGTTATCTTAACGAAAATCAAGAAATCAAAGACCTTAAAAAGTCTTTGGAGTCAAAAGATGCTGAACTAACCGAAGCACAAGTTGCAATTGTAAAGAAAGATCAACTTGTTGAGAGCAAGGTAAAAGAAATTAACATGATTACTGAAACGACACAACGTAAAGAAGTCATGAACAATTTGTTAAAGCCACTCAATAAAGACAAAGGCGCAGTAATGCGCGACCTTCTAGAGAGCGTTCAAACCAGCAAACTACAAGCTGCATACGATCGTTATCTTCCAGTAGTACTAGACGGCAAATCCACACCAAAAGCTGAAAAGCAGATGGTTGCAGAAAGTCGTAAAGTAGTTACAGGTGACAAAGAAGTAAAACACCAAAGTACTAAGTCCGATGACACTAATGTTATTGAACTTCGTAAATTGGCAGGCTTAAAATAAACGTATCTAGGAGACAATAAAATGTCAGACGTACTATTAGAAGGCCGTTGGGGCGCAACAAAAGATGCTCTTCTAGAAGGTCTAGAAGGCAACCGCCGCAGCGCAATGAGCGTTGTTTTAGAAAACACACGCAGCTACCTATCAGAAGCAGCAACATCCGGTGCTACCACTTCTGGTAACATGGCAACACTAAACAGAGTAATTTTACCTGTTATCCGTCGTGTTATGCCAACAGTTATCGCCAACGAAATTGTTGGTGTTCAACCAATGCAGGGCCCAGTTAGCCAGATTCACACACTACGTGTTCGTTATGCAGAAGCAGCAGACTCTACAGCGAGTTCGCCGTTTGATACAGACGTACTAGCAGGTGATGAAGCACTTAGCCCATT